CGCAATACCACGGTATCAAACGTGCCCGCGGGGTCAGTGCCTAACTCTGTTTCTATTGCCTCGATTTCGTCATACGCGCTGTTGATGTCCGTAGCCATGACATCATCAATATTATCTGTTTTATCCGTAAAACTCTTTACGCTGCTTGGGAAACTTGCTGCCATAAGTTACCTCCTAACTTAATCTCATAATAAATGCTAATGCGTAGTACTGCGGGCGAATGTCTTGTGTACTACTCAATTCGTTGCCATCGAACCCAATAGTGTGATCGTGAGAATCACTAGCGCTTGCTGGCGTTGGCACGCTATGCACATGACTGCTTTCATAATCTGTGTAGACATAATGATAATGACTTTCTGGAGTATTGATATATGGATAACCTAAATCCAGATCATATGAAGTATCATCTGGTGCATATGTACTAGTTTCATCTTGATGCCTATGTGAGGACCCAGCGCCAGTATTTCCCGATAATGTATGACTATGAGATCCGCCTACCGTAGATGACGTTCCTGCTGTTCCTGAACTCTCATGATCATGTGCTAAATTGATGCTTTCTGCTCCGCCTGTATTCCCCACACTGTAATTATTTCCGGCTCCAATTACGAACCGATTTCTTAAATCTGGCGTTCCATTTGTTCCGTTGCATAATTGCCAGTTGCTCGGTAAATCCCCCAAATCGCCGCCCCACATGATGATGCCTCCAACTGGCACAAAATTCCAACTGTTTTTTATGCCTGCCCCTTCCCCACTGTCAGCTTCAATACATTGTGTATTTGTACCAGCTGCCAATGTAGTTGCTGCATTCGCTGCACTCGCTACTGCGATATCGCCCTTGTCAGAAAATATTGCTGGGATACCTGATTCAAAATTGTTTCTTACATATGTATTCCACCAACTGGCGCTAATGTCATCATCGTTAGATACAGTTGGTACTGCTGTATAACTCATGTTAACCTCTGTATATAACAAAGTGCATAGTAAGGTGGTCGTATATCTTGACTTGATGATAATTGATTGTCTGTTTGACTATCATTCATGGTATGCGTATGTTCTCCATCGCTGACACTCCTGCCAGGATGTGTATGTGAGCCATCGGTATCTGTACTCCCACTTCCACTAAATGTATGTGTATGTTCACTAATTAAATCCGTGCCTGTTTGTACAGGAGCAAGATCACCTGATGCTATCTCATTCGTAACCCCAACAGTATGCGAATGCGTGCCACCAGATAAAGCTGCTATAGTATGACTATGTGATCCATCTTCGCTCGTCTCCGCAGCATAATCATGATCGTGCTCCAAGTCGACCGTCGTCTGCCCGCCCGTGTCATCAGTCGTATAATCATCGCCGCTCCCCACCACAAACCGATCCTGCAGATTAGGCGTCCCGTTGCTCCCGTCGCAAATCTGCCAGCCCGTCGGGATGCTCCCCTCACTCCCTGACCAAATAACTATTCCACCTATAGGCACTAATCCACTACCAACCCATTCGCGTCCGCCTTGTTCACTGCTGTTGCTGACTAGCATTTCATCATCAGAACCGATACTTAATTTTACTGCCGTGTCCTCTGCTGATGCAATCAGTAAATCGCCTTTTGATGAAACTAATCCAATTCCTGCCTCGAAATTATTTCTTAGCTCATTGTTTTCACGTGCTGTCCAAGTATCGTCAGTTGATTTCTCGGTAATAACTGTGTAGCTCATTAACTTACCCTCTGAATAAAGCAAAGTGCATAGTACTTAGGTAAAATGCTTTGTGTTGAAGATAGGGAATAGTTACTATATCCAAACGTGTGCGAATGAGATGATGCATAACCTGTATATAAATCTACGGAATGGCTGTGCGTTCCCTGTGGATAACAACTGAAATTCGATATTGTATGAGTATGATCTGATGGCGCTATTGAACCATTTACACCAGAATGCAATTTATTGCCCACTGCAGTCGGTGCAGATGAAACCAATGGACTGCTTATACTATGGGAATGGGCGCTTTCGTAGTTGTAATCAGTATAATCTTGAAATGTACCAGTTATATGATGCCTGTGTTGCTCTGTACTTATGTTACTGCTAATATCATGCCTATGCCGTATATCAATTGTAGTCGCTCCACCCGTAGCATCTACCGCATAGCTATCACCCGCGCCTGCAACAAATCGATCTCTCAAATCCGGTGTGCCATTCGTACCGTCACATATCTGCCAACCCGTTGGTACTGATCCTACCGCTCCAGACCAGATGATAATCATCCCAATTTCTACTTTACCCTTTGACCATTTCATCCCTGTGATTTCGCCACTATCTGCAATTAGGATTTCTCCATCATTGCCTACCCCCAATCTGCTAAGCGCCTTTGAACCTGTGCCAACAGCAATATCACCCTTCGTAGTGAATATGTCCGGTACAGATGCAGCAAAATTATCTCTAAGATAAGTGTTAAAATCATCCTCATCCCATAAATCGCCAACTACTACCGTAGGTACTGTTGTAAATGTCATTAGTATGTAAACCTCGTGCTATCACCAACCTGCGCCGTGAATGTCCAGAACGCTGTTTCGTCTTTTTGTTCTAACCTCATTCTAGTAATAATATTATGCGCATTCTGAATATTCCAATCGTGTTCTAAATATGCAACCCAATAATCACCACTAATATACTCATTCACAATTACCGAGACAAGATCGAATAATTCTAATAATTGCTTATCTGGCTTTCCGATAATCGTAATATCTAACCATTTCTTTGGTGATGCCAGCAATGTACGAAGATAATTGGCAAAGTCGATTGCAATATCAATTTCCTGTACCGAGTCATAATCTAACGTGAATGCTCGCTCACCGTAAGTGCTAATGGACGATGAGTCCTCCCGCTTAATCGTTGTCGGATATTCTGAGAGAGCATCACCACGTAATTGCATAAACGTAATATATCCATCTGTACCACCAGTATTCTCTATTTCCAATTTCGTTGATGACGCAAATTTTGTCGGTGTGACTGTAAAATTAGCTGTTAGATTTGAGCCCCCTCCATCCGCCTGAGCATTCATTGTATAGTCGGTTGTTGCCACTGGCGATATTACATCAATTGCAGGTACAGTTTTACCATCATATGAATAATCAGCCCATATTTCCAAACTCTCCCCTGCTTCTATCAATGGCGTATCATTCAATTCCCAAATTGTTACATCATTATTTAATTTCCGTGGATGTGCTATTACCTCAATTTTATTTCTAATGAAATCCCATGGTTGCGATGCCCCAAAATTGCGTTGAATATCTGTACTAGTGATATTAGCAGAGCTGCTTGGATCATAATTACGTGAATAATAAACAAATTGACCACTCGCATCAATAAACATTTTGCCTACGTAGGCATGAGTTAATTTTCGTAATGATGTCAAGGCTTTAATTTTGTCGTATTCCCACCAATACGGAATAGTCTCCTCGTCATTCCCAATACTGTATCCATCTGTCCAACCTGCATAGTCATCAAGGATATAAGTGAATAGATCCTCAACTTTCTCATCAGTATACAATGTTGTTGTAATCGATCGCTGCTTCAAAAACTGCATTCCATCGTCAACAGTAATTCTTACTTTGTTGAATCCTTCATAGAACGGACGAATGTCTTTGATGTACCCATAGAATACCGAGTATAATTCGCCGTCGCTATTGTTTTTAATACGCAACTTGCAGACTCTTCCTGGTAATACATTCGGATATAAAGCACTATCCTCATTGTCCGTAGAATAACGACCATCATTGTTATTCAATACAAACAACGCGTTACCAACTATTACATCTTCAAAATCTTCGCCTTCCTCCTGAATCATATAGCGTCTACCGCGCTTAATTTGAATAGATTGTAACCACTCATCTTCACTCGAGCCATTCCATACACCATCATTATCCCAATCGATTTCCAGCGCTACCGATAGAGTATTACTCGCAGCTGATGTACCGTATTTTGTGCCACTGTTATAAGCGAATTTCGAATATCTCGCCATTATCGTAACTGCCTTAACGCATCCTCAACTATTGGTAACAATGTATTCATAGCTCGTTCTTCATCCATAGTGGATATCAACGGATAGTAATTCAGCGTCACACTGCTGCCACTGGTGGTGGTACCACTGTAGTTATATCCACGGCTGCCAACTTGACTTTGTTCCGGATAGTAGTTTTTGCCAAATCTATCGATACTCCCATTACCGAGTGTTACGCTGCCGCCCACGTCCACTCCTTCAGCCTGTAATGCTCGAACGACTTTTAACAATTTATGCAACCCATCTGTATAATTACCAGCCTCTTTGTACGCTTCAGCATAATAGGTATCACTCATTGCTAATACAATATTCAATTGCGCAAGCGCTAATTTATTGGCTTCATAATTGTCCGTCAATATAACTATCGCATCATTCAATTGTTTAACTGATTCTTTATTTTGACCCAAACCATCAGTCAATATTTCCAACGCTGTCGTTTCTGCTTCTAATCCATCATTTACGTTGCCTGTATAGTCTACAAATCGTTCGTTTGCATCAGTAGTGTTATCGATTTCAAGGTTAAGATTCTCATGCGATAACTGCAATGCGTCAACTTCCTCAATAGTCGCTTGCGTTTCTCTTGTCATGCCTAGCAATGATTGATTCGCAGTTCCAAGGCTATCGTTATATCCCAACGTTGCTAATGTGATATTTTCATTAGCGCCTTGTAATTGCAGAACTCGATCATTAAGTTCTTTAATTTGTCTTGCGTAATCATACGCGCCCTCAGTAGCATCTATTTGGCTATCGTTATTGGTATCATAGGCATCCCGCAATTGTTCAATAGCCGCTGCTACTGCGTAATCCTGTTCAGATACTAGTCCCATGCCGCGCGCCAATTCTAGTGACGCGTCTGCACTCAAACCGCTGGCTGCCTGTTGGTAGATCATTTGCGCGATTGATTCCCGCATAGCATCACGCGCTGCCTCTTGTTTTTGTTTATTATCGTCAAGTTGCCGATTGAGTTTTTCTAATTCTTCTGCCGAAGTCTCTACGCCATTACTGTAGAGCTCATTCATTCTAACAATTATTTCATTATCGGCGAATACGGCTTCATTTCTCTCGGTATAGCCATCAAGCTGTTTATTCAATTCCTTATATTCATCGGATGCTTGTTGGATACCATCGATCTTGAATTGCAGTTCTTCATTTTCGTCATGCAGATCTCTGAGCGTTTGATGGTAGTCGCTCATCGATTGGTTGAGTTCTCCTGATAAACCTGCGCTCAATGCACTCTGAATTTGTGTCAATCGTTCGGCTGCATCAGATGCAGTATCAGTATTAGTAGCATATGTTTCTAACGCTAGATTTTGTTCCTCTAATGTAGGTAACCCATCTAATGCGCTGGTAGTTACATCTAGAATCGATTGATTGTATCCATTCGCCGCTTCGGTAGCATCGATCATTCCATCAGCGTTGAGATCGAATTCATTACGCACATCCTGAATTGCAGACGCTAACTCGTAATCTGCCTCAGAAATCAAATCCATCGCACGCGCTAATTCCAACGCTGCTTCTGTGTCCAAATCCGCAGCCGCTCGTTGATAAACCATTTCTCTAGTCGTCAGTTGCAACTGTTCTGCTAACTCGGATTGTTCACGTGTGTTGTCATCAATTTGTTTGGATAATTCCGCTACGGTATCACTCGCTGGATCAATACCATCAACAATCAAATCTACAATCTTGTCATGCAACTCTTGATTTTCATCTTGCAGCGATCGCATTTTTTCACTGTAGTTGTCCAGCGCGTCTTTTAGTTCGCCTTTGATGCCAGCCGCTAATCCTTCCTCGAGTACCTTAGCCAAGTTGTTAGCTTCTTCTGCATAATCACGCGTGCTTTCTCTGCCTCGTTCATACGCCGCAATTTGATCTCCAACAGCCTCACTCGCACCCTCGATATTTTCCTTTGCTTCCCACTCAGCCTCAGATAATAAATAGGTTTCTTCAATGATCTTCTCCATCGGACGCCCCGATGCAGTCGTGATCATATCAACTAAATTACCTTGTTCATCCACGAAGAATCCAGCTGCCTCAGCGGCTCGTTCCATCTCGACTCGGTATTCATCATACGACTTAGCCGTGCTTTGTATCTCAGTTCTATGTTCATCTAAAGATGCTTTAAGTTTGTCGTTCCACGTGAGTAATGTAGCAATTGCCTCAGCAGCTTCTGCCAACATGGGTGTTAACGATTCTTGCAATGCTGTTTTAGATTCTTCAATTGCTACATTCATCCGAGCGAATGAATCAGTGGTGCTATCAGTCGTCCCACCAACTTGGTCGATCAGTGTATCACCTTGTTCTAATACCGAATTTAACAGAGCAATTTTTTCTTCTTCAGCGGTCAGTTCTTCAACTGTTTTCCCGATAGATTCGGCATATTTTGCATTCGCATCACCTACCGAAACAACTAGCCCTAAATTATCCAATATCAATGGCGATGCACGCTTAATACCACGAGACAAACTATCATACATGAATGTGGTATCACCCAAACTTGGATTGAGTTTATTTGCAGCTTTCGCAATTTCCAATAGACGCGGCGTCGAATTAGCCAACTCGGTAGCTAACTCACCTGATGTTCCCGCAAGCAACAATGAGGTTGAACTCATTAATTCCAATTCGCTAATTGTGCCCTTACTCGCGGATTTCAATTGACTCAGCAAATCAGGTGCAGCGCCAACCTTCCCCAACAGAATGTCAAACGATTCCGCGGTCTGTATTGCCTGCGCGCCCATTTCCCCAAACTCAAATATTTCCTTAGACGCTAATCCAGCGGCTGCGAATCCAGCAGCCATTTTACCGAGTTCTTTGGTAAATGTACTGACCTTGTTGCCAATCTTATCTAGCTCCGCACTCGCGTGATCTTCGCCAACTATCCTGATCTTTACATCAGCCATTACATCAATTCCTCGTTAATCAAATTTCTCAGTATTCTGCGCTCGCCATCGCTCAGATTGTGAATTTGATCTCCTTTCATATTTCGTACCCGCACAACTGTATTGTATACATTCGACAATATACCCATGCTGCTCAGTAACCTATATTCCTGATCATACAATCCGCCGCCGTCCGGTAAGGCATTCCATCGCTCACATCTCCACGCCATTTCGAGCGCAGGCGGCGGCGTCTCTCCGCGTTCCGCACAGCCTACCGCCCGCTCGATTAGTTTTTTGGCACTTTTTTGATCTGTAAAACATAGCTAAACGCTGCCAAACTCGCCCATTTGATGATCTCAAGTGCATCCGCGCTTAGCTTCTGATCCAACGCGTCCGCGCTCAATTCCACTTTGTCAGATTTCCAATTTTGCGCAATCACACAGCAGCCAGCCCAGAGCCGTTCGTATAGTTCCAACTCAGCTTTACTTTCAATCACGCTGTCATAGCGCAATATTTGCCTTACAGTCGGCTCATCCGGTACAGTAAAACTTGATTTACCCTGCTTGAATTCCAAGAATTACCACCTTTCCTATGATGATGTGCTAGTACGTGTTACTGCCCCGTCAAATGTGCAATTGGCGCTGAATGTCTGCAGTGATCCCGCATCACCCGAGAACGAAACCTCGGTAACCCAGACCTCGCCATTGTAGTACTTCACGCCATTGTAGAACTCAACCGTTTTGGTCGCTGTAGTTCTATTCCCAACCAGCGGTCCAAAGATACCCTCAGTAGTGGTATTCACCCACCCATTAATCGGGATCGTCGCCCCCGCTAGTCCGCTTAGGTAGCTGTGTTCCTCGTCGTTTAGACTTGTGTCCTCCAACGTCTCCATCGCTCCCTCTAGACTCGCGCTGTTCACCCAATTCGTTACTGTCGTCAACGACCCCGTGTTGTCGTCGATCTTCAGCGCCATTGATTTCCATGTTAGATTTGCCATCGTTTACCTCCGATTCTTTCAATTCACTATTGATTATTTGTTCTAGCCGTGCGTGTTCATACGTTCCTACATATCTCCCACGGCTTTCGTGCCATTTGATTTTCTCTTGCAATCGCTTGATCTCATCTGATTTATTCACTGAACGTTACCTCCGTTTGTTCCTGCCATATCACCCGCAGTTTCCAGCGTATCCATCCGGGACCCCCGCCTTGTGTCCACATCTCTTCCGGCTCATCCGCACCTTCGATTGAACTATCCACAACCGTTGTATCATCACCTAAATATGGATATGCCATAATTGCCATCAAATTGGTGATATGACCATATAGATTTGTCTGCGATGTGGTATCGTCTTTGTATCTTTGCCACACTTCAACAACTGTTGTCCAATTGGCGGTATACGCAGACAACGCGTGCCATTCGATATTGAACGCCCCAGGTCTCAGTATTGCGTAGTGATCCGACTTACCCTTGTTCAATATCTTCCAATTACACCGGCTGGTATTGTTCGAATCAAATCCAGTGCACACCTGTACACGCGTTAGCAACAATGCTTCTCCGGTGGAGTAACTCATTGGTCGTCATCCTCATCGTTATTATTATCAAACAATCGCCGAGCGAATAACGGCTGCTCCAGACTGGTATCATCCGGATCCGCGCGGTCATCCTGTGCGTCCAGTCCCGTAAATGTCATACCCTGATTCAACTGTGCACTTATTCCGACGCCCAATCGTTTCATACCGAGCGCATTTGTCTTTACAAAATCATGCGCTGCCTGATGTAGATTCCGAAATCCAATATATCTCGATCCTTCGGCTTCCGAATATCCAACGCCACGCTGCGTCAATTCCACATGCTCGGTAACTTTTGATACAACCCATTCATCCAAGACTAACTTAGCCGTTGTGTTTGTCACTGGCGTTGTCATCCCCCAGTTGTTCAATGCCACATTCAGCGCACCGCTCGCCCGATCGATGAATTTCTCAACCTCAGTATTTGTGGGACGTGTAGTACTATTAAATGTAGTCTGCCCATCCATCAGATGACGCGTGAATGCCAGTACCTCAGTTGTTGATCCGTAACTGTCGCTTCTTATCGTCATTGTTTTCATTCCTCTTAGGTCGCTTCATCTTGCGACGCTTGTCAACACGATCTCGTTTCCATCCGCTCGCCACTGATACTAGCTCTCGAACTTCCATCCCTGAACATTCAATACCGAGCCCGCTACCGCGCCTGTGAATTTCAAATTACTTGTTCCGTTGTATCCCTGCAATCGATACCAGTTATCAGCTTGTAACAATACGCCCGTAGACGCCGCTGGACTTGTTCCATCCGCTCGGTAACGCGCATCTTGTGTTTCTACGCTGATATCCAGTACATCCGCAGTCTTAACCGTGCTGTTAAGCGAATGTACCGACGTTCCCGACAATGTGATTTTTTCAAATCCTGCATTCATCAATCCATGTAAAGCCGTTCGTTTAGCTGGCATATTTCTCCTCCATCGCCTCCGTTCGCCGAGGCGTGTCGTCTATAAATTCCCTAATATTTGGGTGAATTTCTCCCTGCGAAGGCTTCAGCCCGTTCCAATTGATTCTTAGTAATTGCGGCTTCCTCCACATCACACTACCGCATTCATTACAATATACGTCGCTGATCGCCATCATTGGCTCAACAACGATCGTCTCATTGCCACATTTACACCGATATACATAGGTTGGCATTTATGATTTCTCCAGATTGTGTTTAGTCAGAAACCAGCGTTTGTTGATCGCCGCGATGTTGTCGCTATCGTTAAAGTGCCTGCTACCCCCACCTTTGCCCAGGTGCATAATTGGCAAATAGCATTGTTTGATCTTGTACCCATAATGCTCTGCTCGGTAGCAGTAATCGACTTCGTCATAATATAGTTTGATGAAATTCTCATCATACAATCCAACATCCAATAATGCCTGTCTTGGTAATGCTAGACACCACCCAACCGCATACGTACTGTGCGTCCAGGTGTGGATCTGATTGCTGTAAATCGTATCTTCGGCGAACTGCGCTGCGTGTTCTTCGATATTTCCGCTCACAATCACATCATTATTCAGCGTCAAATACCATTTGCTAATCGGACTGTGTACAATACCGAGATTATTCGCCTGTGCCAGACTGTTATTATTTGATCTAATTACTAACGTGTGACTATCCAACTCTGTTGGATATGCTGGAGAACTTCCATTGTCTACAATTACCACAGGCGTTTCTGGATTATATTTCCGTAGTGACCGCATCATTGGCTCGGTAAATTCATCCCACTGATTATGCGCTGCCACAATAATACTGAGCAAGTTGTTCTCAATCATATTCCAGCCTCTTGAATACAACTACTCTATTTACTTCTTTGTATCTCTGCCACTCGCTATCTATACTGGCTATCTCATCAACAACTTTGATCACGCCTGCTAATTTGGGATTATCGAAATTGTAGTCGTGGAATATCACGAATTTCTCGGTAATATCCTTGACCAAGTTCCAATCCCACAAGCACCCCCAATGCGAATGGTCGCCGTCAATAAATGTAGTCACAGGTTTGAAATCATTTGCTGGAATAATATCCTGCGAATATCCCACAATACTGGTGCAGTCTATATCAAACTTACTAATATTATCCAATACCGTTTGTCGCGTTGGTGTATCCCCGTTGCCATCGCCATGATCCCACCAACCGCCTACCATTGGATCAATAGTTACAACGCCACCGCCAATATTGTACTCTTTCTTAGCCAATCCTGCGATGATCGCCGTCCCACCATGTGCTGTCCCGATTTCCAGGTGCAGCCCATCACCAGCCTCCTGGATTATCTCTGTAATCAATTCGCACTCATCCGCGTCCGTCCATATACTGCCATGGATTTTGTTATTGATCATTGCCAATTTATCTACATATGATTCCGTCATGATTGCCATCCCTGTAATAATCCAGTCCCAACCTCAGCTAATCGCATTTCGCTGAATACATCTTCTGGTAGACTATAACGTTTGTAAACATTATTCGAGCCGCCACCATCACGCACACAATCATACCGAGCCGCCACCGTTTGACGTTCTGAATAATTCTTCACTAAGAATTTATGATGAAGCAACAATACCGGTTCAATTTTCCCAACACCGTGTGAAAATGATGCGTGTAACTGCCGAGGCCAATCGCGCATTAAATCACGTTTGACTAATCTGGTATGTACATCTGGGAACATGCGCTCATTGATTAGATAATGATCCAAATCGTTCCATAGCCATGCCGTTGGGAATGAATAATGTGTATATTCGTCGGTCAGCCAACTACCGCACTTGACCCAGTACTCCATCGCCATGCTCATGCTCTCATCATCATCAATCCGTAATATCCAATCGCCATGCGCTTTTTGACTCACATCTGCTAATACATGCTCAATTGCGCCGCTGGAGGTACACGGAACCATCCGACACGTTCCAATCTTCATCAAATCGATTTCTGCATTAGTAAACATATCTAGTCCAATCAGATATTCCGCGCCGATTGTTTTGGCAAAGTCGCTTAGATTTTGCAAGAATGGTAGCGAATGGCTCTCGCCACGCGTAATTGTTAAAATCGTTAGCTCGCTCATGGGAAGATGATATCCCTCCACTGTTCGCCATATTTATTCACGAATATTTGCTCCATGTTCCAGGTTGCCAATCTGCGGCGTTCAACCGCGTCCATACCCATACGCCCCATTGAATAGCCAATATCGGTGGTCTTGTGGATCTGCGATTGTTCACAAACATACAGCTTTTTTCTCATCTCTCTCGCTATATACCCAGTTTCCAAATCAATGCCCCAGCCATATATCAGCCGTTTATCAAATCTCCCGATGCTGTCAAACCAATCTGCTCGGTATAGACTGGCGATATTATCGATCATGAATACCTGTCTCGGTTCCGTTCCACCCTGCGTAATGAGATGTTTCCAATGCGTAGTAGATGATTTTGTCAATGCTGGATGCACACCTACAATGTCATCATCCGATTGCATCAACTCAACTAATGGCAGCAATGGATCTCGCTCATCGACAAAATTTGCACTTGTAATAAGGAACCAATAGGCGTAATAATCAATTTGTTTCTTGGCTGCGGACTCTAATCCTGCTAACCATCCATTGGTCGTCTGTACATTTTCGGGCAGTCTAACCGTTGTATATTTCGCCGGCTTCATAATATCGGAACCGTTATCGATCAAATACATGTCATACGGTATCTGTGTGTGTTTCTTGATATGTTCAGCCAGCGCATCTGCCCGCTCAGGCATGTTGTAGTTTACAATCAATACTGCAATTCTATTGCCCATGGTAAACCATCCATGAATAACCGCTCCAGGCTACATCGCGCCATTCTGGTATCTCTGCCCACCACGCAGGCTCACGATCCCACGCCTCGGCTATTGCCTCGGTAATATCATCCAAGTCCGTTGGGTCACAGTAAATGCCATACTCCCCGAAGAACTCCGGCTCACATCCATGCCCCCCCATGACTGATGGCGTAAATGTTAGCGCCGCTTCCGAGTGAACCAATCCAGGATTTTCAAAGAAGCTCGGTAATGCGTGTACCCGTGATCCTGCCAGCAACAGCCATTTTTGTTTCTCATTCGGGATAAAATGCTTTACATCCCAGCCTTCTCGTTGGATCACCTCCCAATATTCCGGATTTGCAATCTCGCCCGCTAATATTACTGGAAATCCTAGTCGTTTCGCTGCTCGCACTGTCATCAATTGATTTTTATGCGGTTCTATTCTGCCAATCGAAACAACCACATCATGTCGCTCAACATCTTCCATAATCGGCGGATTTGCGCATCCAATGCCAATCACCTTGACATTTGCGCGTGGTACCAATTTCCAACATTCAACCGCTTCGCTCATTGTTACCGTAAATAATACATCCGCTAGGCTCAGCGTTTTTGCGACTGCCTCGGCATAACCTCTCACTAAATCTTTGCCCGCATATCCGTAATAGGCTTGACGTTCATCGCGTGGCCACCAAAACGGCGATACGATCAACGGCTTACCGAGCCGTTTGACTTCCCTCGCCGCAGGTAATCCCCAATCGGGAGAACAGGCAGCATATAAATGAAGAAAGTCGCATGACAAGAACGATTGAAAATCATCCGCAGGTATCAAATTTACATCCATGCCTAAATTACGTAGCTCATAAGCATAGTTGTTGGCAGCGATCCAGTCGCCGCCGCTTGTCGCTCCTGGTCTATGAATTATTCCGACACGCATCGATAAACTCGCTCCATTCAATCGCTGATTTTTTTACATCAAACTCATTTTGCAATATCGTCAATCCATGCCGCGCTTCTAACATCCTCTCTTTTGGATCATCAACTAATCTGAACATATACTTGTAATCCGCGCCATCTGTAGCTGGCAGTCCACATGCCCAGGCTGTTAGTCGTTTGTTGTTCGACTTTACCGCTCCCCATGGACCAGGATAACTCGGTAATAATGCAATATCGTGAGACGATATAATATCTACCTCATGTTGCAAACTCCAACCTGTATAGTAGACCGGTAATTTATCGGTAAAATCCCATCTCACATCCGGTCGATCATCCATAATCGTTAGCTGAATATCAAATCCATCCGCTACTAATCGTTCCAATGGCGCCACGGCTCCAAATAATGCGACTCTATTCTGCGCTGATCCATACCAGATGAAGCGCACTGGCGTTGTATGTTGCAATGTATGTATCTTCTGCTTGTTGTAATGCTGCAATAACAATCGATCCGGTATACATTCAGTCATCACACTGATATTGTTATCCAATATCCATTGGTCAAAATCTGCTCTCAGGTCATGATTGCTCAATACTACGCCACTGACGTTATTGACTATTTCTCTACAATCGTTTGTGCTGAACCACCACACTGGATCGCACAAATCCCAAAATACTAACGCGCCCGCTTCTCGTTGTAATCTCATCGTTTCAGGATTACCAATCTTTTCCCAAACATATACCTTTGACTTCGGTATACCTGTATTGTGAATTTGCGTCCCATCGATTACATAGCTGTTCTCAATGTATTTCGCAACCCATGTGCAACGTAACCTAGACGACGCCCATTGTTCAACTGGACCGGGTGTTATGAATAAAATGTCATGCACTTAGTACCTCATTTCGTTGTTTTTTAATTTGTGCTCTACCTGTTTTCATGCGCTCATCTAATGATGCAGCGATCTTCTCCAGTGTCTCGCTCGGTAACCCGTCGAAATCATCTGGGCTCAATGGATAATCTAGCATATGCCCACAGCGTACATCTGGATCACCGTAGAGTTGATAGCCTGCCTGTAGTGCAAAGAAGGGAAATCGAATATCGGAACCAACTGGCTCTGTTTTGTCCGCCCGCAGCGGTCGGATTTCTTCTTCTAAGACTGTCAAATACTGATCAATCTTTTCAATATTCACGTCTCGAACTTTATCAACCAACTTTCGTAGTCCATGAACAGCGCTCATTATTCGTTTCAAATCGTATGGATAAATGTCCATAAAATCTTCGAATATTTCCCATTCGCCTTTGAGTTGATCTCGGACAGCCATTACTACATCACGATGTATCAATACGCATCCCCAACCGCTAGCTCCGATTTCGTGCAATCTTCCTCGTTCAATTTTTCCGACCCATGGCTCAAACGGAAATTCACCTGTAAACGGTCGGAACCATATTGGCGCGATTGGCTGATACGATCTGCGCAAATATAACCCGCTGACATACGGCAATTGATGATTGCGTAATTTTTCGATCGTATCTGCGGGAAATACCTGATCATGATCCCCAAAGAAGATGAAATCATGTGTGCTTTCTATGAAGTTGTTAAGGTGCGTTTGCCTTGCCTCATAGCCTTTTGTCGCTCGGCTGAAATGCGGTCCACTGTCGCCAGGCCTCAACAACAGTTTTTGAATGCTATCCCTCGCTGTGCTGTAGTCTCGTTCTGGACCAACAATCCCCACATATACCGAGCCCGTGTAACGTTTATTCTCTGTCAATATGACCTCCAGGTGGTTGGAGGCAAATTGGGACAGTTAACGTGTACCACCCTACGCTAACTATCCCAATTTGATCCCCTCATCATTATCCAATAGTAGGACGCACAGAGGTGATATTCAAATATACCCATGTAGTCCCTGTCTGATTAATTACGACGCATTGCCCAGTACTATCACTGATTACCGAGAGCGTTCCATTCCCAGCCCTCGCGCTCGGTATAGTTGTCACAGTAGGCAATACAACCCCAGTGGATGATTGCGTAATCAACCCAGATTGCCCGCTCAGGCTAATTGCTCCTGGGAGATTTACGCCACTAGCATCTTGTGTGATCACTTCCGTTCGACCGCTGAGTGACAAGCCTACTGGTACTTTCAACGTGCTTGCAGTTTGTGTAATTGCATCCGATTGTCCGCTCAATGCTAATCCAGCGGATGCTAACAAATTGCCGCTGGCGTCATCGGTGAGTTGTGCGTCATCTATATCGATTCTGTTCATTGCGAACAGACCACGCGGTGAGTTCTGTGGATGTGCCATCAGTTCACCTCCTTATACAACGTCTGCAAAGAAATAACCCACATCAGTGCAAACTGCTTTCTGGTCCCATTGCATCTTGAGCCTGATTAGGTCGCTGTCGTTAGCAGCCTCACGCACCAATGGCATGATCCCGCCTAACCCACCACCAGGCGCCCAGTGAAACGTATACCCAGCAGAAGGCTCAAAGATACTCGGTGAATTGTTGCGATACATAACCAGCGCGTCGTCGTCAATGATCGCTCCCATAGATGCAGACTGTCCCTCGTTAGCGCTGTTGTAGATTGCCATCCCGACCAGGATCTCTTCCAGCCCGAATAATGCAGCCATCGCGCCGCGCACACTACCAGATGTTGCCATCTGTGTGTATTTGATACGATCGATCAAATCTGGATGATTGACCAGCGCATCTTCAACGATCTCACCCATGACCATGACATTGGGGGTGTAGCCAGTGCTTTGAGAAATAGTCCGCTTTGCAGTGCGTACATCGCCCACAGGATCAGACCCTGAATAGTCGTCCCAATCCGTAGTGCTGTTATTGTCATCCGTATCCCACACAGACGTTTTCATGAAATCCGATGCCCACTCACGTTCTTTCTTGATCAATGCCTTTAGTCCGAGAAATCGGATAGCAGCCTGTTCCAGCGTCATTGGAAGTTGTGAATTTGCTTCCTCTTCATCTGCAATGGGCTTACTGAGCGCATACTGAATAGTGGTGTAGGTTGTCGAACTAACGCCAAATCCCGCGCGCGCATACTGAGCCCCATAGGCTCGCTCTTCCATCTCGTCGGTCATGAAATACTTTTTATCGAATGTGTAATATGTTCCGCTGTCTTTGTCTACAGGAACGCCAGGAAAGGCGCGATCCGCAACAAATCGATCCTGAGATTGATAATATGCCACTAACATATTGGTCAAGACAGGATCAACAGCTTGAACATCTTTTCCAGTTGGTAAACTCATAATTTCCTCCTACTACGCCCAATATCCAGCGTGTAAACTCATTAATACTGGGATAATGTCCCCAGCTGCGGTCGTTGCCTGTAATGCAATTCCTACAATGCGATCGCCATCAGTAGTAGTTGTTTTAACTCTACCAGTCGAAGAGACGGTCAAGCTGTCTCCATAGCTTACGCCAGTTTCAGCCGCAGCTTTAGCAATTCCCTGGAATGCGACATCCGCAATTTCAGCCGCTGCCGGATCGTTTTGCACAATACCGAGTATTGGATCCGTCGCAGCAGTATCAGCCTGCTTCACTTCGCCCGCGGTGCTAGACGCCTGTACTATATAATATTGTTTCGATGCTAATGTTGCTGTTGCAACTAATCCAGGGATGGAATCATATTTTGCGAAAATAGCCATCTCTAATTACCTCCTTTATATGCTTGATACAATTCGGGTTGGGCTTGAGCAACTGAGCCTAATGCAGTAATGTAATCAACTTTGTTCTCAGTAGCATATGCTCTTACAGCCACATCAAAAGCATTCACCGGATCGTCGTCAACGCCCCCGCCGTCCGCGCCTTTCTCATCCAGAATCTTTGTATCGTCAATTTGCGCTGATAATGCTTTGAAATGCTGCACGAATTTCTCCGCAACCTCAGTCTCTAATCCAGCTAGTAAGGCAACAATCTCATCATCGCCGTCCAGCTTTGTTTCTTTCATTTCCGCTCGGTAGTGATCTAGCAGATCGGCTTTTGCTTTCTCAGCCTCGATTGCTTGCAATCGCGCACTCAACTCATCGCGTTCTTGTTTTAATGCTTCGAATCTCTCAACCTGTGCCCGATCGTCCACTTTCTGCGGTTCTTGTTCTGGTTCAGGTTCTTTTTCAATAAAGAACTTGCTCATAAATTTATCCCAGAACGTTTGTGGAACCTGTACAGTTTCCATACGTACCTCCTGATTTTCCAATATTTCGCTCACGCTATATAACGCCGCTGCGTTCCCTAGATGTGGCGTATGCAGCAGCGCCACCCCGATCACCAGCGGTCCTTCAATAACATTTCCTGTATTTGGATCTTCTAATCCGCCACCCTCCCAAATTACCTCAGGCGATTGATAACGATACGCGCCATCTACGGTCGCCTGTGTGCCTTTCTCGTTCCATTCCGGCAACGCATATAACCCATCGTCTCGCACCTGTAACTCGGTAATAAAACCACCCGCAGGCGTTGCGTCCTCATGTGATCCCAGCTTGATAGCGGGCTTGAAATGCGGCAGTTTGAACTTGCTTGCTAATTCCCTTGTGATCTCCCGCGCTTTTCCATTTTTAACTAATTTCCCAAATGGAAACAACCGGAATGGTTCCCCTGCCTTGGTCGTCACATATTGATCTAGCAAATAGATACTATCCATAACCCTCCGAATTGATTAACAAAAAAAGCACCTGGATAAACCAACCACATGTGTTGATCTTTCCAGGCGCTCAATGGCGCTCGAGAGTTTAGCCGAAGCTAAAAACAGGTTTCGCACAGGCGCTCAATGGCGCTCAGGCTTATTCAATTATATATAATATTAGCACATTCTTGCTATTTTTGCAAGCGCGCAATTGCTTTCATAACACTTGAACGGTTTTTGCCGTTCTGTTCCATCACAATCATATCACTAATCAAATTATCGGGCAAATTACCTAGTCGAGTAACTAATTTCCTAAAATCATTAGCACTGTATTCATTCGGATCGATTTCTTCTACCTCAACTCGTTTTTTTACCTGTTTGGGATCATTCTTATTATATGATGGTACTGGAAACACATTCATAATACCGCACCCTGGACATCGAATTTCTATCTTTGTCCCTTCACTCATTACCGAGCGAAACAGCAATCGCCCACACGAATAACAGCGATATTCAATAATATGATATCGTCTATGATTTTTACCATTACCGTTACTACCGTTCATAGCCGCTGCCCATCCAACCACTGTGCTAATTGGCGCGCCATGCCTTCAAATAACTGCTGTATTTTTGGCACCGCTCTCTCTCCAATCTCAGTCAATGTCCACCACCCATTCTTACGATGAGTTTTTGTCTGTCCCTTTTCGCCTTCAACCGTTTCCCTATCCCCAATGACATATGGCGCGTATTCAAGATTTGTCCCGAATTCACCGAACATTGCCTTTGTGCCTTGAGATTTCACCTGATAGATACCTGGTCTGCCGCCGCTTTGTCCACCGCTTTCGGAACTGCCCAGCGATCTACCGAGTGTACCAGTTCTTATATACGTGCTGCTTTCCGGTCGTGGCGGATACGGCAACACTTTTTCCCAAACGGCATTCAACGAATCCATCAATGTACTGCGCAACGCTGCATTGAATTGTCTGGGAAATTGTGCAAATCGCGCTCGCAATTCCTCTAACCCTTCAACTTCAATTTTCATGCGTTTTCAATCGCCTCTCGTACCTTTCGCTCAGCTGCTGCAACATCAACTACCGGCGTTAGCCAACATCTACACCTAGGATGAGCAGGAGGACTACTAAGTCCTAATCCACCAACCTCAGTAGTAAAACCATTGCTATCAACATCAACAATCATTCCGTCCAATGGCGCGCAAATTGGACACACTCGTTCATCTCTGGCTGTCATCCAACGTTTCTTCGTTACTACCCCTGTTGATTTCCATGCCATCAGATTCCCTTCCGCATAAATACGCGTTACCTCGGTAACCGCTAACATCTCTGCGCGTGCTTTACTGTATGTTGGCGCTAGTATTTCAGTAATGTTTTTTTTCAACGCCTGCATCGATTTACCCTGCCTGATGAAATCGTCAATTGCATTCACAACCTGATTTCGGCTGGTCTCATTGATATCCCGCAGCCATCCTACGCCGTAGTTGTGCAGCCAGTCAATTGCCTTTTGATTGAAAACATCCCAATTCATCAATACCGCGGCTGCATCTGGCAACTCACCCACACCCTGCTGACCACCAGATAACAATAACCCAATTACACGTGGAGCAAACAGATTGAACATTTTTGCTAGTTCTTCGTCCCAAAACAATGGGTCTCTCGGATCTGGTGTCATCGTAAATACTCCCGATAATCTCCAACACTTGCCATGTCATAGTATTCAGTCAATTGGAATATTTCCACTCCATAACTATGAATAGCCATATTGATTGCTAATGTATGATCGTTTATGCTCTCATTCATCCATTTGCGTTTTACGGTATCGCTCCATGCCAATGTTCCCCATGCGTTGGCAGGTGTATCAATTCCAGCGCCTTTATCGACGACCCGATCACCGAGGAGAACGCCAAATCGCTCCGGCTTCATTGTTTGATGCAATCCCATGGCAAAGTTTTTAAAGTAATATGGAAACTCTCCCTCAACCACCGTGTCAGGCATCATAAAATAGTAATATTCCGCAGGTACAACCATTGCTGTCAATATCGCTCCCCATAGTCCAGTATCGTGGCGCTGTATTCGAAACTGACAACCGCAGTTACCAACCGCTTTTGTATGCTCGGTAATTTTTGACTCACTCGTAACAATCACGATATCCGTACACACATGTTCTAATTGCTGCACTGTTCGTTTTATCAACGGCACACCGTCGCGATCCGGAAGAAGCTCTTTCAATAACCCTCCAAATCGCACTGATCGACCAGCTGCTGGGATAATGCCTACGCTGTCATACATTAGTATCCCGATATTTTTAACAAATCAACAGTTGGCGTTCCAACTAATCCCTCGCTGCCTGTTACCAATACCTTTGTCATCCTTTACGTCTCCTTTAATCCACGTCGTATTCTGTTCTTCTGGTCTTCCCAAAATCTATTTACCAATCGATAGATCTGTTTCTCACTCAATCGCCGCTCATTATCATTCGGCGGCTTGTTACCCTGCGTTGCTCGGTAATATTGCGCAGTCATATTGTCATCATCCTGTTGCTGCGGAAATTGCGGTCTGAGTTGCATCATTCGCTCAGCGTTGCGCTCGCGTTCGTCCTCAATCCGTTCAGTATCAACATCATTGAGATTTGCCAAACTGCGTAGCCAGATTTCATCCTCCGGCAACCATGTGATCTTCGCACCCACCTTTTGCAAAAAGTCTGCCACTGCCATAATATCTACATCGCCAGCCGGCGTATGTTGTAACGATATTCCATCCGCATCCATACCATTGAGCTTCAACAATCTCGGTATTGCATATTTGGTAAACGTCTCGGCGATGATATCCGCGGTCGCATTCACACTCATATTGAAGAAATCTGTTTGATCCTCAGATAAGGCCAATGAGCCCACTTTGTCTTGTCCCAGCATCAGAAACTGCGCAAGCCCGCTTAGTAACATGCGGCTTTCGTAGCGTCTAATAATTGTATCTGTGTCAAATTGACGTGTACCACCCGTTGATACCAACTCGAACTCCCAGTCGCTCGGTAATACAATCCCCGCCTGTTCATCATTGCGTACATTGCGCACTAACTGATTGGCTTTGCTCGCGTCGCTGCTCGATCCGCTGTCTGTGGTCGCATTCACCGGTAATTTGATCATTGGCAGTCCAGCCAAGTCACGTTCAATCCCAATTGCTTCAATTTGGCTGATGTTCTTCCAGTAGTAGTACGGTATATACGCTGTGCGCAATACTGAGCGACCCTCGGGATTTCCTTTCTCAACTCGTGTTCTGTACAACAACAGCTTCTCAATCGGGATCGTCACTGGATCAAACGCCTTTGTTTGGACAACTTGTACTAATCCCGCTAGTCCACCTTGCTTATCAAACAGCCATTGATATACAGTGTCCTGCCCGCGAATGGCAAATTTACGCCACAACACTTGCGCACCAATACGCTCATACACAATCTCAAATACCGAGTATCCAAATGGCAGCATCGTCAACGCCTCGGTAATATGATCATTAAACGACGCGCTCATATTCTCCAAAGAATCATTGACTAACTCAATCCTCGGATCATCCTCAACATCACTGGTCACATCCCAAGTAATTTTTCGAAGCGCTTGCTCAATCGCCAGCAGCATTCCCCCGATGACTGGAGAGTTCATCCGCATTTCGTTGTACTTTTTGTATCCCTTCTTGCCGTGAAGCTCCTTGAGAAAATCTTCCTGGATTTGTCCTGACCACTCGCTCAGTCCCGTTCGTCCTAGTTCTGCCATAATCAATACCTCTTCCAGCGGCTTTCTCCGCTGATATCATCATCAACCCACTTGCTTTGGATCGTTGGCTGTGTCTCTGGTAACTCGGTATAGCCCCCCCGAATGAATCCCACAATATAGCGTTCCGCATCCATAACGTGAAAACTGTTTTTGTCCTTGATCTCTTCCGTCGGCTGACCGCTGTCGTCCAGCTTCCTGGAATAGCGCCCCTTTTCGTCTAAATAGCGGCTCAACGTATCAAATACATAGATTTCGTCCCGCTTGTGACAGCCATACACCCGGTCAATACCAACTTCAACCTCTTTGATCTCTGGTCCCCGCACAGGCAGTCCAGCTTGCTGAAATTCAAGTCGCCACTGATCTTCACTCGGCGCGCCGCCAACCCACAGACGGCAACCCCATTGCTTCAATGCTTCCGCATGTTCGCGCGCTGTTTTGCCACCCGCTAAGTATTCTTTGATGGCGTACAATACTTTTGTCTCTGGATCTTCCGCATAGCAAACCGCAGCCGTATTCACCCCTCCGTAATCCATCCCACCATATCGAGCCCACCAATCTGGGATTGTAAATGGTGCTATAACGTGTTTCTCAGTATCGAATACATCGTAAATCATCCCCGCGGGTCTGGAGAAATTCCCGCGATATTGCATCTCGAATTTCCACGCTGGCAGTGTTCGCCGCGCGCGCTCGAATTCCTCTTTCGGGAATTCTGGATTCATAATGCTCTCGAATTGCTTGATGAAATAATCTGGGTCGCCCGCAGTCCAACGTTTGTAAACCTCGGTATATAACCACCCAAGATTGTAAATCGTCGTTGTCCCTAATATGCGCCCCTGCTCTAGTGATAATCTGCGCAAGACTGCCTCCCAAGCGCCAATTCCAAAATCATCTTGCCCGCATTCGTCAATCCACGCGGCTTTAGCGGTCGCACTTTCCAACCCGCCTTCGCTGGTCGCGGCTCTCAAAATAATGCGTTTGTCGCCATTGTGAATTACACGATCTGTTTTGTGGTATTCCCAGCCTGGATGATAGCCACCGAACACGGTTAACATCTCCGGTAGCATTTTGAGTTTGAATAGATCGTAAGTAGCAGTTACCGCCAAATAATCACCATCACCGCATCGCCTAATTTCACGCTCTAACCACCAAGGTCCAAAAGAAGTTTTCCCGCTCTGTGTCCCCGCAAGAACGAAAACAAACCGCTGATCTGCATCCCACGCCGCCGTTTGTCCTGGGTGAAGATGCAGCCGCAGTTTGTTGTTCTCAATCTCAACCAGGTCATGTGCCATAGTCCTTGATAACCTCGATTGTTTTGATCTCTATGGGCTTGTTGTCCGCACCGGTGTATTCGTACCGCTCGGTATAGCCTCTGTGTTTGCACTGAGTTTTTAGATAGAATATAGTCGCCGGTACATTGCCCTCATCGATCAATTTCATCAGTTTGTTTTCAACGTAGTCGTGACGTTTCTCGCGTGTGTCCTCAAGCGCTTGCTGTGCGGATGTAAATTTCTGGAGATATCGATAGAACGATGATCGCCCGACGCCAAGCAGTTCCGCGGCTTTGGATGCGTAGCCGCGCGCATCCTCAATTGCCTTGATGACGTCATCCGCGGTTATCAATTTCCCTTTGGCGTTTCCGTATACTGGCATTGCTATACCTCCCTGTATTCCAGAGTTATTGGCTCGGTAGTATCTGACATTATTCCTCTATCGGTACAATCCAATCAGCCCCGTTGTAGTGTGCAGCCGCCCAGCCCAGCTTATCTCCACTGCGTAGAGCAAACCATGTATTACCGAGTACATCGACCTTGTGCCCGCAGTAATCCCAAACGCTGCCAGGTGTCACACTGCCCAATATACGTGCCCCAGCGCTAACAAACGGCGCCGATCTCAAATTAATCGGATATCGAATGATATTCTTGCATTGTACAAACTCAACCTCTGGAACTTCAAACACAGGTACCTCCGGTGGCTCACTGCCATCCAACGGCTCCAACGCCGCTTCATCACCAACAATCGTTACCCCGAATTTCGGATCCAATGGATCAATATTCTGCCACTGTCCATTGATGACCAGCCATACTTCCCAATGTGTATGCGTGCCAGTGGAATTTCCCGTGCTGTCCATTGTTCCCAGTAAATCGCCAGGCTGGACAATATCTCCAGTTGATACGGCTAGATTTTTTTGGTGTGCGTTCCTGATCCGCAGTACTGCTTTCCCCGATGGATCGTAATGTTCAACAAATGTGGTGTAGCCGTAGCCGACATTCGACCACATCGCTTGCAGCACTTTACCGTTGTACTGCGATGGATTCAATGGCTGCTCTGGACCCGCCAAATCCGTGCCTGCATACGCCCGATTGTAGCCTGGACGCTGCAAGTGTTCCGACCAATCATCTGTGATCCAAACATTATTGCGGTCACATGGCCACATGATCTTCATTTGTAATACTCCTTTCGATCGATTGTCAGTATATACTCAGGTCTTCAGCCAGGTGATCACTCCCGCCACAATTGCGCTCATACTAGCTCCGATGCTGTTGGCGATGTCCCAGCGTTCAGACTTCTTACGCAAATTATTTATCTCATTATCATGGTCAAAGACCCTCGATTTCAAATTTTCCGTCTCTATGCAGTGATTGGTAATTTTGTCACGAAGGTCTTTTATGTCCGATCGCATATCGCCAATATCGTTGGAAATATGCTTCAATGTCGCCTGAATCTCTCCTAACTCTCGATTGCCATTGCCCTCTGCCATGATGCAGTTGCGACTTTATTTCTTTGGCGAAATGGCATAAACGGATTGATTAGCAATCACTGCAGCTAAAAACACTTTCACCAATTCGGTCAATCCCACCTGGTCGCAGGATACGCCAACCTGGAAGGCTTCGCCATAGCCCGCGCAGGCTAAAATAATCGCGCCAGCGGACACAACAACCAGTAACAGTAACATAACTAGTCGCTTATACACACCCTCCAACTTCTCGAATTGCGCGTTCAGCCCTGGTACATAGCTAAATACCAAACTTAGTAACGCTGCGGATGTTGCTGATAACATTTCTACGGTCATAATTTACACTCCCTGAAACAAATATGTATCTTGCCTATATCACTCAGTATACCATATTACATCATGTAATGCAACACCCCAACGTGTAGTAATTTCTAATAATCTATTAATATAAATCTCTTGACTATTATAACGCATGTGTTATAATAGCAGTATAACGATAAACAAACAGATTGAAATGAAAGGAATAAAAATGGATACCAGATTAGTAGAATATCAACTTGAAAAGAAATACAATACAACGACTGGGTGGCTTACCATTTCAGAGATCAAAGACATATATGATTTAGACGAGGATATGAACACTGATCAAGTTTTAGAATGGCTGTCTGCTCAGTGGTATTGGATTGGCGGATGATTTTACCCACCTATCCCCGAGCCTGGCGGGTAAACCAGGCAGGAGAATTTGAAATGAACGAAAAAAACTGGGAACATAGAATAAATGAATTGAATAACACACTGCGAGATTACTGGCAGAGTTTACAATATACACCAGAAGATGCACACAACGATGGCTTGACCGCTGATGAATACATCAATGAAATCACAGATTATCTTCTCAACGACAATGAGGAATATGGAATTGAATATGACATTTACGATGCAAGATACATCCACAATCAACTAACTGAATATGTTAATTCATCCTGGAATCAATTTATTATCACAACTGCAGACGCAGCCAAGCGACTCGGTATTACCGACAGCCGAGTAAGACAACTGATCATTAACAATCAACTACCCGCCCGCAAGATGGGGCGTGACTTATTTATAAAATCAAGCGACCTAGATGAGTTCGCTAAGCTGGATCGCCCCGTGGGAAATCCCAACTGGAAATCAGATTAGATCATCAAACACAACCAATCAGTCCTCCGCAGCTGGAGGACTTTTTATTTTTAACTCACAAGTCAACTTACATCTGGTATCAACTCGAACCTCACCCCATCGGCACTGTCATAGTAAAAATGCAACCATACGCACCCAAGCGGCTTCGGAGGTCCCCATTTCTCGGTATGAAAACCGCCATAGTCATCCCGATATTCGTCCTTATATGCCGGCGTGCGCACAAAATGAACAAGATCACGCGCAACGTGCCCTTTGCGGTTCAACCGCTCTCTCGCTATCGGAACAACCCAGCTATCATGCGTATGACCATTGACCACAATATCCGCATCGGGTAAATAAACCGCTTGTCTATTAGTCTGGATCACACCACGCGTTACTGGACCCCCACCACCAGCGCCATGATGATATTTCAACGATCTCAAAATCTTCCGTGTGTACACCGCGAATTGAAACCTCACCCAACCACCATAACCGCCTTCATACACTCGGTGACCATTGGCGTTGATATTCAGCAACGTAACAAGGCTGCTGACTATATCTGTGCCATGACGTTTGCGGATCGACGTCTCATGATTGCCTTTGGTAATCAATGCAATGTTGGCCACAAACGGGCTGTATAACTCCGCAGCGTGATTAACGATCCGATCTAAGTAATCTTCACCAACATCTTCAGACCGAATGTCATCCATCGACGATCGTTTGTCGTATTTCCCCTGCATTGCACAGAAGGTGTCCCCAAAGAAGAAAATCAACGCGTCGCGCTCTTGTGCTTTCTCCAAATCTCTAGTCAATAAATCTCGCCGACACATTGGATTATCTACGTGATGATCACTACTGAGCATGATCCATTGCTGCCAATCACTGGCAACATCGAATTTTAACGTCAGCACATTGCGCTCAGTTTGCTCGGTAATATATTCACTCATAATGCCAACCCCAGGATCAACAATGAGAGCCACAATGTGAATAGTGACACAATCAGTAGAAATATTGCTATGGTTCCAATAATCTGAGTAAAGTTCATTTTGACTACCTCCCGTTCGTTTCCCAATGTCACAATTAGTATTTCATTACCGGACTGCTCGGTAATAGCTGTATATTCACTCCTTTCACTAATTGCGGCGATGTATCAATTCCGATGACAAATCTATCAAGCTAATGTAGTAGCCATCCTGAATAAATATCATCGCCCAAGTGCGATCCAACATCCGATGCCATGTCCAATTGACCGTGCGCTCGGGAAGAGCAATGATGTATTGGCATGGATAACGTTCAGTCATAATTCATCACTAAAAAAAACCTCCAAACAATTCCCTATGTGTTGTTCGTTTGCCGCACCTTACGCAAACATAAATACCTGCGCCCCGATGCAGATACTGATGACGATCACATATTATGCAGTACCATAGCGTTTCAAGTATGTTGATCAATCCCATTTGCTCTCACTATAAGCATGATCTTTATCTAATTCCCCATTGCGTGCATTCCAGGCATTATAAGCCTGAGCTTGTGTATTATAATGATCCGTTTCCGCAAGGCATTTATAGCAATACACAGACCAGAACCCCATTGCCTTATGAAGCCTTGCTCTATGGCTCCCGCAAAATGGACACGGTCTCAAATTAATTTTAATCATCGATTCGGCATCTTCGATGTCGATTATTTTAGTCATTACTATCTCCGTCAATCAACCAATTCCACATCCATTCACAAATTTGCCATAACGACCAAATTATAATAAATAATCCAAGCACCCATGAACCCGCAATTATAAAAGCTCCCAACGCAGCCATCAGTTAATCTCCTTTTGCGTCATTTCTGCATCTTCTGCATCATCTGTAGTCTCTGTGTAATAATCAGTAGTAGCTCCAATATACGTTTGATAGGTGTAATCAGCAAGCTCTTTCAGTAATTCGTCCCATTTCTCGATAGTAGCGATCATTGAATTATTCCAGTTGTATGCCATTACTCAACTCCTTTCACTCCTTACAAAAAAAATCAACATTTTCCACCGCATCCACCGGTGGTATTCTATCCCCAACGGTAACTCTATGAAACACTTGCTCATCATCCGCATTAATAAACTTTGCGTATGTTCTAAATGGCTGAACATAATACGCATAGATTGATTTATAATTTAGCGTAGCTTTCATCCCATCTGATGATATAAGCAAATCGTCTTTATGTTCATTATAATATTCCTCACAATAGCGCTTGATAAATCTTTTTATTAGTTCCATCAACTGTTTATTATCGCTCGCTATAAAATTTATGTCAAATTCTATTTCTTCTTGTCCTACTTCATATTCTCTAAATGTTACTGTGTAGTACATCACTCAACTCCTTTCACAATTAGTACGATTCTTCACTAGTTTTGTCATTGCTCATATCTGCCATAGCTTTTTCTAACCTAAGATAATACATCACAGTTCGCGCCAATCTGAGGTAATATTCCTCGTCAGATTCAATCACATCTGGTTCAATCGCTAAATATTCAAGTGCTGTCAATTTCTGTATCATGCTTTCTCCTTTCGTTTCAACTCATCGATATATTCGATATGTTCACCATGTGCATATTTTGCACTAACTCCAACTATCAAGTAATCCTTGTTAGTTCCCATTAAGATTATTGCCACTTTATTTTAATGCGATTGCCTAAACTAAAATTAATTATATAGTTTAGCTTTATCGCTTAATAAGAATATGCTTATTAAACAATTCATTCCTGCGGTACTATCCAAGCTGCGCCGTTGTAGTATGCAGCAGCCCAGCCGATCTTGTCTCCCTTGCGAAGCGCGAACCATACGTTGCCAACTGTATCGGTCTTGCTTCCACAATATTCCCAAATGCTAGCAGGTTCTACTCGTCCAATAATCCTAGCCCCTGCGCTTGTATGCGGCAACGTTCTAAGATTTATCGGATCGTACAGCATATTTTTACAAGGCACAAACGCCACATTCGGGATCTTGAATTTGGGTTGCGGTATTGGTTCACTGCCATCTAGCGTTTCTAACGATTCTTTATTTGCCACGATCTTTACTCCATTTGATAAATTTAACGGGTCAATATTCTGCCACGACCCATGCGTTTTAATCCATACTTCCCAGTGCGTATGCGTTCCGGTGGAATTGCCGGTACTATCCATCGTGCCTAGTAAATCGCCAGGCTGTACAATATCACCTACTGATACTGCAAGGTCTTTCTGGTGAGCGTTGCGTATCCTCAATACTCCATTACCGGCTTGGTCGTAGTGCTCAACAAACGTTGTGTTGCCATAACCAAGATTACTCCACATTGATTGCAGCACTTTGCCGTTGTATTGCGATGCCCACAATGGCTGTTCGGGGCCCGCATAATCCGTTCCTGCATACTGCGCTTTGTATCCAGGACGCTTCAAATGACAAGCCCAATCGCAGGTCATCCACACGTTATTCCTATCACACGGATATATTACTGTTATCATGTTTCCACTCCGTTTCACCTTCTCGTAATTCTTTGATTGTTTTTGGCGCATACATCCAATACACGTCATCTCTATTTACGTTTATCAACTGCTGGTTTAGCGCATCAATAAACACATAACCATCATAGTATGCAGAATATACTATATTGCTATTCCCATAGCACAATAGCACATCACAATGTCTCGCTGGTCTTTCTACTTTTAGTTGTTTCCATTTTGGAAACAAGTCATTCATTTTCAATTCAACACCTCCTCCATAAATTTAATAGCTTCACCACTCATTACCATCTTGCTGGTAAATCTGTACACCATCCACCCCATGCGCTGGGCTTCGTTGTACTTCTCGCAGTCCCTCTCAAAACCTTTCGGTCTTACATGCCTGCCACGCGACCATGTTCCGCCCTCAATCTCTACTGCAACCTGATCTTGTAACCATGCAAAATCAAATCTCCACTTGCGCGTTGGATGGAACCTGTATTCCCGCACCGGCTCTGGTAGGTTTAACGCTTTGATATGCGTCTCAAACGTGCGCTCGATGATTGAATAAGTTTTATACATTAGCTATGCCTCAGCTATGCCTCAGCTTCACGACTGAATTGTTGCGCTCAGATACCAACAGCAGCTTGTGCACCTTCGTTCGTTGCCAATCGACTTCTCGTAATTCCACGCGATACGTACTGCTGCCATTTTTGAACTTCGCTCCTTCGGTTATACAATAGTATTGTAGCATGTAATATAATTCTAATCCATAAACGCGGAACCCTGGCTTCAATCCCCCTTCAGCTATTGGTATCGGATCGTGAATTAATGTATACGATGTTTTTGTCATTGGATTAACCAATTATCTCTTTATGATTAGTATTTCGTTCCAAAATTTCTTTACCGCAACATCTCTATTAGAACTATTATAATTAAGTACACCAACAAGGCTAAATTCGCCATTAATATTTTCATAAAATTCGAATGGCTGCTTGCCGTCACTCCCATATACAACGAATAATCTACATTCCAACCTTCTTGCAATCTCCGCTCTAGCCAATGAACTAGATTTTGTATTGTCTAAAGCCTCCAATGAATACTTGGTTTTTTTAGCCTTCACTTCAAACATAGCTATAAAATTAATTGCATTACCATATTGCCTATATTCTACAAACGCTTCATTTTCGCGCTTTAATTCAAGATTTACCTCTAACACTGCGCTCATTCTATCTATATCAAACATCAAAAATCCGGGTCCTAAATCACGATGCATCAATCCAAATTCAGTACCCTTCCCATCAAATCTTGGCTTGACTTTGTTTTTTTCACCATAGTATATTGACATTAATTTACTCTCCAGATAATCAATTCTCTTGTAAGTGCAAGTAACTCTTTGTTCTTTTTAGCCCACTCGACTTGTTGCGCATTGTATTGTTCTGTATTGTACGGACATGATACACGATTGATAACATACAATTTATTACCCTCCACTAATTTAATCAAATCATATACATGATCTGTAAAGCGCCTACCATCTGCTTTCCATTGCGTTGGTTGAATAAGAAGCGCTATTACTCCTTTACTCATACGGTTAGCATATTCAATTACAAGGTTAGATAAATGCGTATAGAATTTATCAAGAGACATATTAGCAAGATCTGTTTCATCTTGGCTATATTGATTCTCTGCTTGTCTCCAATAAGGTGGATCAAGATATACAAGAGACACATCGTTCCAATGGTAGGGACCCGCTATTCCATCAGTGACTATATCATGCTTGCGTATTTCGTTTTCACGTTCTACAATAGGCAATCTATCTGATACCCAATATCTTCGCAATCTTTTTTTACAAACGTCGATTGTAGAACCTCCGCCAGCAAAAGGATCAATTACTATATCGAATGGCTCAGTATAAAGATAAAGAAGATTATCTACTATGCTCTGTTCTGATTTGCCAAAGTGCGCTATGTTATTAGATACTTTGGAAAACCTCCAAACGTTATACAACGGCTGTGTCCAACTCTCTTCCTGATAGGTTGCGGAAAGATTGGTGACTTTTGGAAAATTTTCTAATTTGCACATATCTTCCATTTGCTTTGATAGAATTGAGCGTTCTAATCCTACACTATCCGCTATCTCTTGCTGGCTGTGGCAGGAAAGCCACATATCAAATATCTTGCGGTTGCGCTCTTCTTTCAGCGCTTTATCTATATCCTCAACCCAATTGTGGACAGTTCTGTTAGTAACAGATAAGATATTAGCTATCTCGTTTTTATCGTGTCCGTTAGATGTATAAAGTTTCCTTGCCATAGACCGTTTATCATCTCGGCTAAGCTGTAATCCATGAGTAGCATTTCTAATTATGGCCAGCTTGATAAATTCTGCTTCATTCTTGGTCTCTGTTATTTCTACTTGAATATCCTCGTACTCCATTTTACGATGTGCTGTTAATCGATGATAACCATCAATCAATTCATTATGCTGATTGACCTCAATCGGCGGCAGCATATTAATATTTTCTGCGTACTCTTGCACTGTCTTTGGATCGTGTGCTATTCTTGGATATAAATCCTCTCTAAATATTATCTGTGATACTTTACGTGTTTCTGACATTACTACTCCTCACTATTCATTGATAATGGTTGCAATTCATCACTCAAGAATGAGCGCAATTCAGCCAGGAATACTTTTGGATCATCGGGATCGATACCAATATTGAATAATACGAGGTGTTTTAATCTGCCATTGATTCTATCCATGTATTGATATATACCCTCACCATCTGGTGTCATTACAGGCTGCCCCTGTACATATTCAGATAATCTTTTATTAATATTATTTTTCTTCATCAATTCTCCTTATAAACATAAAGCCGCCAGTCACAGAATAATGTTTTGCTTGGAAACACGTGTGAAAAGCGGCTTTATATTTATTATTCATTACGTGTAACCAAGCATCC